AACTTTTCGTGACCAGTTGTAGGTGGATTAAATCTACCAAATGCAAATACAAGTGTCTGTGGTGCTTCGTATAAATCTAGAAATCTACGCATCTTGTAACTTTGCCCTTGCTTTCTTAATTCTCTCTAATTCTGTTTTCTTGAGTTTCATTGCCATTTTCTTGGAAATCTTATCAATCTTTTTTCCATACTTTGCCATAACGAGTTGGTCAATCTTAACTTTCTGTTGAAGTGACATATCTTTATATGATGGATAGAACTTATCCCGAAACATCTGTATAGTTTTCTTTCTTGCAACCATAGCAAGTTTTGCTGGGTTACGCATACGCAACATTGATTTTTTCTTCTTTGCTTTAAATGAGGATGATTTGGCCATCTTAGCCATTCTACGAGCTTGTTTTTTTCTCTGTACAACAGAAACAACTCTCTCGTTTATAAACTCTGAAAATGTCTTCATTTACTTATCCCAACTTTTTATTGCTGTGAAGTTGTTAAACGAGAACTCCATACGATCTACAAGTTTAACTGCTTCTCCACCCACTCTATCAATAGCAACATAACCCTCTGGATTTGTCACCTTAAATCCATTTGAGGTTTTAATAAAAGTATCCGTCAATCCCTTAACACTATTTAGTTTTTTTACGATTACCATTTTTGCATCTACCAATAAATTCTGAAATGTTATTACGTTCTCTAAAAGTTTAACATACTTCTTAAACTCACGCACCATCTCTTTCTGAATATTCTCGTACTTTGATTTACCCTTTGGACTTTTAGCCTTATCAATTTGTTTTTGTATATGACCTTCTACCCATGTAGGATATCTCATTGCATGACTACGAGCGTTCTTTATCTTTTCACCCTGTCGCACTAGACTATTGTTGTAAGTCTTGAGAGATGCACCAGCCATGTTACCTGTGAGACTATCCTGTAGTGCAAGAAACCTTTTGAGTTGTCCAGAATTAATTCTTTGAAAGGTTTTACCTACATTACTAAGAATTTCTGTTACTTGTTCTGTCTCAGCAGCAGTAAATGTAGATTTACCAGAGGTGTCCTTATAGGTTGCATCGTCCATCCATACAGAGCTAGTCTTAGTTAACTTTGATATATCTGCACCAAATGATGCCTTCATATCCTGTAGAGCTGTACCTTTGTATGTGGTGTGCCAAACTATACCAATCTTTGCCCTAGCGAATGTTCTGCCAATATCACTATCAACAGGTGCAGCATAAACGATAGTATTAGGCTGAAAAGTATAGTATCGTTGGTTGTCAATTTTTTCCGTTTCGACATCATCAGTGAACATAAGATCGCCTTGAAGTACACCCTCAATGCCCAGTTTTGAAAATTCTCGTAATGCAACTTTAAACTTGGAGTTGAGGGTGCCGGATAAATCATCATCTATTTCCTTGTCTGTCTTGTATAATTTAGGATTTACGTTGAACACAGATTTCTTTGCAACAAAAAACTTACCATCTTCTGGATCAACACCAGCGAAGATAGCAGGAGCACCGTCCCATTTTACGCTCATGTTCACGGAAGAACGACTAGCTCCTGCCAACATATCTCTTAATGACCGTAGGAAGTTAAGAGCTGCACGACCACCATCAACACCATAGTTGAGTATTTCATCCTCTAGGTGTTCTAGGTGAAGGTTCTTGCCTCCCTTGTCTTCTGTTAGTTCTGCGAAACTAATCATTCTGCCATTCCGTAAACAAATCCATTTATGTCTGATGGCAAAGATTCCGTAACACTTTTTAATTCTATTCCTAAAAACTTAAATAGTGTTTCAAATAATTTTGCACCCATCTCTTTAATTTTATCTAAAGTTTGTTTTACCTTTTTCATAATTTTATTAATAAGATTTTTTAACCAATTAAGTGCATTTTTACCAATACTTTTTAACTTTGCAAATGTTTTTCTAATAATAGCAAACTCATCTAATTGTGTAATTTCTTCCACTAAAACAGCATTTGCAATATTATCATTCATAACTTCTTTACGAATAATACCTCTTAAAGTGTCTGTAGTATCCTCAGTTGTATAATCAGTAGTCAAACCAAGTCTAAATGATGAATAAGGATTTCCTTTACCAGACTTCCATGCAGAGTATACTTTAACTTTTTTAGATATGCTTATAACATCAGATGATACAGATGGATCACCAACAAGACCAGAAGATTTTCCCTTCTTTGTCACTTCTATAAATTTTGATACAGTTCCTTTATCAGCATCAAACTCTAAACAAACACTTGCCTTACCTTTTGGAATTGAAAACTTTTTATATCCTGACATAGCTTCAAAAGTATACCACTTTAAAAACTCTGGTTGCTTTTCAAAAGATAAATGTTTTGTTAGTTCTTTATTTAATTCTTTATGAAAAGCTTCAGTAGTTATAAATTCTGCAAGGGCGTTTTTATCTTTTGGTTGTAAGTTTTTTTGCATATCTTTATCTTTTGATATTTTTACTAACTGACCTTTAGTATATTTTGTACTTAATTTAACAAAATTATCTTCAATTGCCTTCATAATTTTATCTATCTCAGGATTTGCACCACGGTCTGTACCCAGATATTCCAATGCAGCATAAAACGTAGCAAGGGTTTCTCCCTTGGCACCAGATGCAAGTTGAGAACCACCCTTCTTTTTTAAAGAGATATTATAATCCTTGTTATACATATCTGTTTTAGGAGTTCCATCACCAGCACCCCAAGTTGTCCAAAAAGATGATAAGTTTGATTTAGCCTTGCCACCACCAAATTGAGTTATAGGAGAGTCTCCAACTTTACTTTTAATATTTTTTGCGAGTGTTAATCCCATATCAGCATAATCAGGAAACTTATCTGCGGCTTCATTTGCGGCTTTATCAAAGTCTGGTTGTTTTACAAGATTATTAAATTGTTTTGTAATTATATTTTCCCAATCAGCACCTTTGGGGTCAGTGCCTGAACCTTTAGCAAATCCATTTGATGGTTTGTCAATACTTAGTGCAGATAATGATTTACCAAATGCTGTTTTAATTAGAGTATTGGTTTCTGAACTACTTTCAGTAGCACCTTTTAGATGAGTGATTAAATCTGAGTTTTCATCAATCTTTGGAATTTTATTACCATCAGTGTCTAATAATTCTCCGGCAATTGCTTTTTTTATGAAAGTATTTTTGTTATCTCTTGTCTTATCCTTGGTAAAAATATCGCTAGCAGATATCTTTCCTTCAGACAAAAGATTCTGTATTCTATCTAGATGATTGACATAAGACTCTTGAACGGGCCTTACTTGCCTGACATAGTTTTTAATACCCATCAATCTCTCCATTAAAGTAGTTAATAGTATTTATAAAGATTATAAGTTATATTGTCAAGTCCAATTATCACGATTTTTAAAGTGTTTTAGAATCTCTGTTGTGAGACTCCCTTTATTTTTATTGACTTTTTCAATACCACTAAATCCAGGCATACTATTCACTTCTAGTATGAGTCCTTGTTCTTTTTCTCTATCTTTAGATGGTATTAAGTCAACACCAACCAATCTACCATCAACTACTTTCGCAGCGGTGATTGAATCTTTTTTCTCTAATTCTGTAATTTCAATCTGTTCTGCTTCTGCTCCAAGAGATACATTAGTTCTGAAATCATTTGAATCAGTTATAACATTACGTTTCATAGCCCCAAGAATTTCTCCGTCCATAACCATAACACGAATGTCATAATCTATTTCAATATACTCTTGAACAATTAGGGGAAGATACTTGTTATATAACATTATCATCTGAACAACTGCATTTAGTGAACGAAGACTTTCTATAATAGTAACACCAACGCCTGTTTGTGTTCCAGTAGATGATTTAAGAATAACTGGAAACTTATTACCTAACTCTTTGACTACTCTTTCTGTATCCTCTGAATGAGATATAGCAACTGTCTTAGGAGTTTTAAGTCCAGCGTTCCTACAAAGAATGTCTGTTAAATATTTACTTGAACAATTGTCCCAACATTTTATAGATGGAATTGTTAAAAATCCATCTAACTCTAAACTTCTAATTGTATCAACCCAATAACGACTACTAGTAAATCCTAATGTTCCCAAACCTCTAGGCATAATCAGAGTGTTCTTTGGATTGAGTTCAATTGGCTCCTGATATTTTATTTTATTATCTTTAGTATCAGGCATAACTAAACCATCTTTATCAATAGGAAAAGAGTTTAGATATTTCTTACCATTTTTCTCTGTAATATGTCCACCAATAAAATCTACAAGGTGCAGTTCAACACCAGCATCTTTTGCTGATTTCATAATTACTTTATCATTATCAGTCAAACCTTCCTCTTTATCAACATCACGAACTGCTTCGCCATGATGATTAAATACAACTAATTTATACGGCTCTTCTTTTTGTTCTGTGATAAAGGACTTGAACTGTTCCATTAGGCCTCTTTCTTTTTACCAATATTATACTTAGTCTCTAATGTCCACTCATTTTTCTCACGAAAAGACAAGACCTTAATCTGGCTGAGAGGTGCAACATTAGATGCATCACCCATAATAGAAATCAAACCCCAATCTTTCAATAGGTTTGAAATAGTATTTCTACGTGCAATATCATTTTCACTTAGGTTTGTTTGTTTTCCGTCTAAAGCAAACAACTCTTTAAAGTGAACTATGTAATACTTACCTTGTTTATGAAGGATATGACATGACTGATATAGCTTTCGTTCTTTTCTACTCGCAACACCAATTCGTGATAGTGTCTCACGAACTTTCAAAAAATCGTCAGGTTCGTTCAACCCAACTTCTAACATCTGCTCCTGTGTCCAATTAACTTCTTCCATTTTGTTTTCCACCTTTATTTAATTTTTGTTTTATGGTGGCGATTTGGTCATCATTTAGTATTGTAAGAGCTACCTTTGCTTTCTCGTTATTGTATCCATAAAACTCTTTAACATACTCTATATCGTCTAACTTTTTCGCCTTCACCCAAGGTGTAAATCTTTTCCTTGGACGTAAACTATTTATGAAAAAGTCAAACTGAAGTTTTTTGTCTACATTAGGATATTGGTTCATTTCGTTAACTAATAGAATAGTGTCTTGAAATGGAGCTAGACACTTGTTTACGATGAATGGTGGGTATTTTCTTTCCCATTCTTCGTCCTCTGTGTCCATTAACTTTTCTTTTGTGTGGTTGATTGCGTTAAGATAGTCTTTCAACTCATACATTAATCTCTAAACCCTTCACCTTTACGAAAGTGATTTAGTCGATGACGAAATACTGTCCAACACAGCTCAAGTAAACTATCTGCTGTATACGTTCCACTCTTTACTTTTAACTCATACATTACATTTAAAAACTACGTTTGTTCTTAACTCGTAGCACTCCCTTGAAACTGTCATTGCTTTGTGTGGTAAATGTGCATCAAATATAACTAGACGATTACCAACATACTCTATCAACTTACCATCTATCAGAGTTCCACCGTTCCACTTAGGCTCCCAATCTAATCTTGGATAGAAAATCATGGTAAACTTACCATCGTCTGTATGTAGATGAGGTTCTATACCATGAGTGTGAGCATTACAATAGGCTCTCTCATAGGTTAATTCTTTATCAATCTTATTTTTTGCACTTTGAAAAATCCAAGAAACCCATTCAAAATTATTTTCTTTACATTCTAAATCATCATGACCACAAAGAATGTGCCAATGTTTATTTGGTTGTCCTCTCTTGGACTCATAATCATATTTCCAAGATAGGTTTCTTACATAGTCATCAATAAGAATAGCAAGATGATCTTCTACTAAACTATCAATTACCTTAATCATTTAAACTTACCTCTTGCCATAATCTCTGTTAAACAAGCAAGAAGATTTATTTCTTGATCGGCAGTAAACGCTGCTTTATGTTGATACTCAGCCAATACAACGACAACATGAGGTATAGTACTATGATCAAGAAAAGTATAAAGGTTATCGTAAATACTACGGAAAAGCCGTACATGATCCATATCAAGATTGTTAACAACCCATCTACGAACATTTGTAAACTCCTTCTCTTTCATGAACTTCATGAGTTCTTTAATATTTATCTCTGCCATATCAACGAGGATACCAGCATCAATTCTACCAGAAATAGAATACCTTTGAAGTTCGTTTAGAATACGCCTCCAATCTGGAAAGTGTCTTTGAATTACTTCTGCAAGAACTTTCTTATCATACTCTACACTCTCATTCTGTAGAATAAACTCCACACGTTTCATGAAGTCCATAGCAAGATTTGGTTTTTCAGACTTTGGAATTGTAAAATCAATCACACTACAACGAGAGTGTAATGGTTCAATCAATCTATTCTTGTAGTTACAAGTCATAATAAATCCACAGTTCTTATGAAACTCTTCCATGAACCCACGAAGGGCTGGTTGAGTAGATTGTGGATTTAGATAATCTGCCTCATCAAGAATCAGATACTTTCTACCACCTTCGAGTGATACTGTAGAAGCAAAGTTTTTAATCTTGGTTCGGAGAACGTCAATACCAGACTCCTCTGAACCATTGACCATCATAGATGTTGCACCAATTTCATCCAGTACAGCCTTTGCGATAGTTGTCTTACCAACTCCTGGCCCACCAGATAAAATTACATTTGGAACATTACCAGCTTCTACAAATTCCTTAAAGGTATTTTTTAAAGATTGTGGTAGAATACAATCATCAACAGTTTTAGGGCGATACTGTTCGACCCATAAAAATGTATCCATGATTAATTACCATAAGTCGACTCAGGCTCTAAAGCAATAAAGTATTCAATATCAAAGTTAGAGTTTTTGAAGTAACTGATTTTCTTTGCAGAAACTTGAACGTCATAACTTCCTTGAAGTAGTTTAAGATTTTCTACTTTAAACCAGAACTTATATTTCTCTGCTTCATCATTACTCTGAACAACTTGAGTAGAGTAACTATTCGCAGTATCATTCTTTTTATCTGTGACACGAAGTTCACCAGACTCAAGAACCATATCAGGAACACCGATAACTGCTGCAGCCTTTGTTACTTCAGATAGAGTATCACTAGACAGATTAAATTGAATTTCACTAGAGGGCATTGTAACTTCTTTAGTTGGGGAAGTAACAACAGAAGGATCAGAATACCAATACTTCAATTTTTTACCATTAGAACCATCTTCAGTCATAACAACATAGTCATCATTAAAATCTAGATTTGGATTTGTAAAGAGGGATAGTGCTGATAGGAATTCATTCAAATCGTATATAGCAAATTCTTTTTCAAATTTCTCTTCTACTGTAGCCTTTGCAATAATGTTTTTCATTGCAGACATAGTAGAAATAGAACTACCTTCTTTAATTACTAGGTTTTGATTAATAGTTGAGAAGTTCTTCAACACATTAATAGTTTCGTTAGTTAGTTTCATTTTCACTTTTCTCCATAATATCGTGATTGTGTAAAGCTATAATACCATAGTGAATGACTTTTAGCAAGTCACTTTTATTATAACCATTCTTTTTTCCGTATCGTTGTGCGTATTTCATAATGTTACCGATACAGAAACCCTCTCCATGACCACTATCAATAATAAACTCTGTGGCCTGAAAATTGTTTTGACTATAGTGTTGACTATATGTCGAGTCGATATACTCCTTTAATTCTTTAAGAGTATTTTCTTCATTATATTTGTATTTAACTATTATACTTCTCCATTCAGATGAGCTTCAATTTCTTTTTTAGTATCAAAGATATTCCAGTTTATTGCCAAAGAACGTCTTTCACCTTCACCAAAGAAAGGAAACACTTGATGCTTTAACCAGTTTGGAAAGATTATCAAACGACCAGCTACAGGTTGCTCATAAGATTCTGTTACTGGTCTTAATTGTTGTACATCTTTACGAGTAGTCGTACCCCAAACTAATTGTGTCCAACCATCACAAAGACCAGAGGCATTAGTCAATCCCTGTTTTGCAATATCATCCTCAACGACAACTTTGATGCAACTTGGAACTTTCAACCACAGAATACCACTAAGTCCAGCTTCTGTTTTAACACCATGATCGTGAAATGGATTGTAGTCTCCAGCGTATGCATGATTTGTCCATAGGTCAGAAACCATTGCTTTAGATATGCGACTATATGCTTTCTGTATATATGCAGTGGCCATTGTATCTAACATATCCTTGAGTTGTAAACCAACACCTTTATTACAATCAAATTCTAGTTGGGCAGACTTTTTGTCCTCTTTTAATTGTCCTGCTAAATACTTACCATAGTCAATATTGTTAGGAATTGTATCTGTGTCGATATACTCATTCACTTCATCAAGAATTTCAGAGGGTAGGTCTACACTAAAGATTTTTACAGCAGGTTCTTCCCTTACACTCCATTCTGCACTTTGTACAAAATTTTCATATTTATCCATTTAATTTATCCTCTAGATTAAGACTCACTTTTGCATCAGGATTTTCTTTTAATTGAGCAATCACCTTCGCATATTCTGAAGTGTAATACCTGTGAGCGCCAACGACATCTACATAGTTGAACCAACCAGTAATAATGATTTTAGTTTCTGTAGGTGATATAATACCTCTATGTGTATGCGTAAAGTCAGTAGGCCAGATAGCAGTGAGTCCTTTCTTTGGTTGTAGTTTTTTCTCTTGATACAACCATTCTGTTCCACCACCATCTGATACATCGTTTAGGTATGTCATGAAAGCCAATGCTCTTTGGTTTGTTTGATACATACCTCTTTCACAATGCCACTTAGGAAATCCCTCGCCTGGCTCATAGTATTGAATGTTCATTCCCTCTGCAAAACAAACTGGATACATGAACGCATCATACGTTTCTTTGTAACTTTCAAGAACTTGATTTATAAACTTCAAATAAGTTACTATGGTTTCATTCGTAGAGTTGGGAAAAATTGTAACATCTGTAGATGTTTTAGAGTCAGGTCTTAGTCCACCACTCACAACACCTTTCTGTTTATACTCGCTGCTCTCATGATAATAGTTAATCAAATCATCACAGAGTGATGTATCAAGCATTTCTACGGTATGAATAAAATCAGACATCATCTAACTTCACATGAATTGTAACACCGCCCATATCCATAGGATAGATTTCATCTCTATTCCAATCAGCAGGGATTCTCTCTACAAAACTTTCATACTCTGCTGGGGCCATAATCTTTTCTAGTTCACCTTGAGATTCAATAACATTCCAATTCATACCAAGAGAACGGCGTTCACCAGAACCATAGAACGGCATAACCTGATGATGCAACCATTTAGGAAAAATCCACATAGTACCAATTTCAGGCTGGACATATTCTTCACATGGCATCTTTAATCTGTATAAATCTGACTTTGAACCTAGTCCCCAAATAACATGATTCCAACCATCGTATTGCCCGACAGTTGTATTAAAATTAACTTTGTGTTGGCCACGATTGAGTTGACGTTCCATCATTTCATCTGGTAACTTTAACCACATAAATCCAGATAGACCAGCATATGTTGGTGTGCTGTGTTCATGCAATGGATTGTAGTCACCACCGTAACAATGATTACTCCAGACAGTATAACAGTCTGCATAGGATTTTTTATTATAACCTTTATTTAAAAATGATGTTCCAGCAGAATTTAAAATTGTTTTAAATTGAGTTCCAACTGATGTAGTCAAATCCATTTCAAGTTGAGCTGATCTTTCATCTTGTCTAAATTGACCAACAAGTTTGCTCTGATGTGATGAAGCATTAGGGATTGATGCATTATCAATTTCTTCATTAAGTTGATCTACAACTGACATATCAAATTTAACTTTTGCAACGAAATGATGAACTTGTGGTTCAACAGTCATTTCCATTTTACCATCGCTGTCAATACCTAGCAGAGGCAAAGCTTCTGTATTCATAAATATCTCCTTAGTATATTAACTATAATAGAGGAAAGGGGAACAAAAGTCAATTCCCCTTTCCCTTTTATTATGAGTTTATTTCACTTCAATTAGTCGAGGCTTCTTTTCTTCTGGTATAATACGCTCTATATCAATATAAAGCATACCATTTTCTAGGTTTGCATTATTTACAACAAGATCATCAGCAAGAGTAAATTTACGTTCAAATCTGCGAAAAGAAATTCCACGATATTGCGTATCTTCATCTTCAGAATTTTCTTTTATAGAACGAACTGAAAGAGTGTTTTCAGCAATTTCTACTTGAATATCTTCTTTACCGAAACCCGCTAATGCCATCTCAATGACATAGTGGTAGTCACCTTCCTTCCGAATGTTGTAGGGCGGGAATCCTTGTGCTTGTTGATTATCAACATATCTATTAAGATTGTCGAATATATGATCGAACCCTACTGCATAGGGTGTAAGTTTGTTGAAATTTTCGTTGAATAGACTCAGTGTGTTGCCTGTAACCATTTTATATCTCCTTTACTAAGCAAGACTATTATGAAGACCCTTTATGGCATCTTCTCTATTATATATACACCATGTAGCCCTAAAAGTCAATGCACCTTTAAAAAAAATGGGGTGCCGAAGCACCCCAAGTTTAGAGAGAACATTTATTAGAAAGCATCACCAGAAACATCTAATGTATCTGAAACTTCCTCAGAAGTTTCACCACTGACATCTACACCAGCATCAATCTTGGTGTATAAATCCATGAAGGAAGCTTTGGTATCCTCATCAAAACGAGCGACACACAACTCAATGGCTTTCATCTTATCACCAAAGATTGCAAACGCTTTCACGATGTGATCAAGACGGCGAGTTGAAATAACCTCATCGACTCCACCATCAAAGAAAGTCTTACGAATAACTTCAGACCAAGTAACCAAGTTGGTTGCGAAACCATCAAGGTCTACATCTGTATCAGAAGAGCAATACTTTTGAATTGAACCCATCACGATTTTCTTTTCAATCGCAGCAGAAGCATAAGGTTGCTCGATAGTGATTGCAAATCTCTCAAGGAAAGCTTCGTTAAGAATGTTGGTTCCAATGAACCGACCATCTTCTGAACCTTTACCTTTGGTATTGGCAGTGGCAATTACATTGAACCCATCTTTAGGAGTAATCCACTTGTTTACTTTCTTGAGATAAACACCTTTACCCTCAAGAACAGGTTGTAGTGCAAGTAACTTGTTAGAACCTAGATCACACTCATCTAGAAGTAATGTGCAACCACGCTCCATAGCCTCAATGACAGGGCCAGGAACAAACTTAGTCTCACCGTTTATCAAACGAAATCCACCAAGCAAATCATCCTCATCAGTCTCAATGGTGATGTTCACACGAATAAGTTCTTTCTTGAACTTGGCGTGAATCTGTTCAACCATCAGAGTCTTACCATTACCAGAAAGACCAGTAATAAAGACAGGATAGAACAACTTTGATTTAATGATTTTAGTCAGAGTTGAGAAGTGTCCCCACTCGACAAAACCTTCAAATCCAGTTGGAACTAGATTCTCGATATTGGATGATGCAACAAGATTCACAGTAGTATTTAGTGACTCAGTGACAGGTGCATCAACAGGAGCTGCAAACGCAGGCACATCAAGTTCAGGCAATTCAAATTGATTATAACCAACTTTCGTACGGCCCATCCAAGAAGGAAATGGAACCCCTGCTTCTTTAGCAGCACTACGGATTTGGTCTTTGGTAATAACCACACCATTACCATACATTGAAGCAGCAGCTTCCACAAACAATTTTTTACGTGGAGTAAGTTTTACAGTCATATTTTTATCTCTCTCAATTTTCATCATATCTTATAGTAACACATTGAAATACATTTGTCAACAGTTATTTTCAATTATTTCAAAGTTTTTTTCATCTAACCAACGCCACTCATTCGTAGCTACTGATATTATAGGCATTTTAGTTGGCATAGGAGTCATGGAAATAATACCCATTTCCTGTAGGGTAAGAACTTCCCAAACATCACCATGTTCACGAATACGATTCTTACCGTGTCCAGTTATACCTTTGAGTCTAATATTCATTATTCATTAAACTCAAATAGTTCCAACCACGCAAATAGTGATAAACCAGAAAACAGGGTAGAACCATCTATATTAGGAATTTTTACTCTAACTGAAAAATCATTTCCAGCCATTGTGCGAACTTCTTCAATCACACCAACACCCAATGGCGTATTAATAGTCTCACCATTAGAGTCCCAAAGTCTTTCCATAAATTCTTTTGTACAAGCCTCTGTCTCAAAAAAACGAATATCTGCATCCGTTGTGCATGGGTCAGTATTCTCAGCAATTGCTTTTTCAATGCGTTTTTCTAATGTCATGTCAATATCCTCATTTCTCATCTTATACCTAAGTATATACTATATAAGAGTCTTTGTCAAGAAAAAAATAATTTTTTTTCTCTTTAGAATCAATGACTTAAAAAAAAGATTTTTGTTGACAAATGTTATTTAGCCTGATATACTAGTAATATAATCAAGAGAGAGAG